TAATTTACTTATTATTTCTATCGCCTTTCATGGCCTTAGCACAAAACGCTACTGTAACGCCAACAGGTACGACTACAGCAGTATCTAACTTTAAGGGCGGCGTATGGACTGACCGGCTTTTAAAAACGCCGGTGGTAGACACTACAGCGCTATTTCCAAACATACCTAACCTGGGCCGCGTAATAACATTCGGTAATAAACTATACCACCATAACGGCAGCGGGTATAAACGCGTGGCCTATTTTTCAGATATAACCGCAGGGGCAGCTCCAAACCTGCAAGCTGTTTTAAATGCGGGTGGTGAGGCTACCATTACAACCCAAATGAATGTAACAGTTGGCGGCGGTACAGACTACAGCCAAATAAATGTAAACCCAAACGGTTTTTATCTTGGGCATGATACCAAATCAATAATATTTACAGACGAATACCACGGAACAAACAGCACTTTTGAGGTTGAAGACCCAGTTAACGACAAGGACGCGGTAAATAAGCAGTACTTAGAAGCCGCAACAACTGGGCAGTTTATACCCCTAACGGGAACGGTAAGCGGTAGCCCTGTAACGGGGCAAATATACATGAATGACGATACTGGTATTTATACTGAAAACTTAAGTCAAAACACAATAACTAATTTTAATAGTATTGATGGCGAGGCGCAGATGTTTTCTATAAATACTGTTTCAGGATATGCTACGCGTATCGGGGTTTCGCCGTTTGCGGCTCAAATTGTTAGTTCAGATCCAACATCTAAAGGACTTACGGCGCAACAAGATTTTACAGCTAACGCCACAGGTGATTTTGATTATGTGCAAAGAAAAGGCATTGCAGCCATGATTACGGCGGCAGGCGGCGGTGCAGCAAACCTTTCAAGCACACCGAGCGCAACCGATTACACTATAAACAACAGTAATGGTACGGGCGTTGTTATACCTGGGGCAACGACTACAAACTCAGGTGTATTAATCGCATCAGATAAAATTAAGCTTAACGCTACCAGCGGCACAAATACAGGAGACAACGCTACAAATACCACAAGCAACGCTTATGCAGACGCTAAAGTGGAAAACAACACTACAGCGAGTACCACAGTAGCCCCGAGTAAAACGGCACTTATAAACGAACTACTTGCCTATTTTAAACTTGACGGCTCACGTAATATTACAGGCACAACTAACTTATTAAACAGCGCCACTAACGGTTTGAATATTTACAACACCTCTGACATAACAACAAATACCGAATATGGTACTATGAGGTGGGTTAGTAACGAGTTACGATATGGTTCTTTTGTTACCGGTACTGGTACTGCCAGGCCTGTAGGTTTTTATGCAGCTAATCAGCAACGCATGTTATTTGCTACGGGTGGCGTTCCAATGACCGGCGCAATACAAATGGGTAACTTCGGTACAAGTGCCGCAGGTGGTACAATATTCGGGTTAACACCTACTTTAAATGCCAGTTCAGGGATGCAGCATGTTTCAGGTTTTTTCCCTACAGTTAATCAATCAGGAACAGCAGGTTATAACACGGTTTACTCTTTGGTCTATGAACAGGGTACAGGAAGCGGGTTAAAATATCTTCTTAATTTAGGCACGACTACGGCGGCAGGTGGCGGCGGTACTCAAACTACCCGTATATGGGCTTTTAGTAACGGCAATGGGGGCGTTACTGGTGAATGGACTGTAGCCACACCAACGACCGGGACGAGTGCAGCAACTAAAGCTTATGTGGATGCATTAACACCTTACACCGCTACAGCTACATTAGATTTTCCATCGACAGCAGGTCAAACTTCAAGCGATTTAACGATAACAGTTACAGGAGCGATTGAAGGGAAGCCAGTGATATTAGGTACGCCGAACGCTGCTACACTTGCCAATAGTTGTTTTACAGCATGGGTATCCGCCGCAAATACAGTAACGGTAAGATTTAATAACTACACTGGCACCGGACAAAATCCAGCTTCTGGTAGTTTTACAGTAAATGTAACTAAGTAACCATAATATGTTTTATAATGAAAAAGTTTTTATTTCTGTTCCTGTTCATTGCAGCCTTTGCGTATTCGCAACCTTATGACCCTTGCTATACTTCGCTGAATATAGCTAAAAGGACAAGTTTAAGAGGGTATTTCGCCAGCAATAATCAAGTATGTTCTGTTTATGGCGTATCTGCTTTTGGGGATATGACACCCGAACTATGGCGATACGACTCCGTCTCTGTATTGCCTGACAATGGCAGCACTATAATTAAGCCAGATGCTATGCTCACTACAGAGCCTGGGCGTTGGATGTTTATTTATAAATTGCCTACAGGAGAAACACCGGTACCAACTATAAATTTTAGCCCTGGGCGTGTGGCTAATACAAGCTATCAAAATACGGCTTCAAGACCGATGCTATGCGTTTACAGTATATACGCCAGCGTTACAAACCCTTTGTTAGTAGGAAGCAGCAGCGTTACCATATACGGCGAGATATCAACAAACGGCACTACGTGGAGCGCACCAACTCAAAACAGTAACACAAGCAGCGTAGCGCTGTCAGTAACAATACAGATAACCAACGGGCAAACGGGCAATATAGTATTCCCTGTACCCGCCGGTTACTACTTCAGGGTTCGTACCGTAACAACCGGTACGGCTTCAGCATCAATCGTACAACAGTGGGAAATGAATTTGTAGTTATGAGAACAAGTATAGTAAACTGCCTTAACGGCGTATGGGTAGCGCTTATAATAGTATTCGTGTTTAAAGGCTCTGAAAGCATGCAGGGCGTTGAGCAATGGCAATACACTTTTGGATGTACGCTATTCGGTGTATTAGCAGCATTGCCACAATTCGGTTTTAACTGGCTACAGTCGGGGCATACATGGGCAAATGATAAGGCAGAGATACTACGTGCGCTTATAGCTGGCGTAATAGCCTCATTCGCTTTGTCGTTTGTAGTTGTTGGTAACTGGGTGTGGTTTTGTGCTATACTGGTTCTATTGTTTAATTTAGCCTTATGGAAATGGGGAGGTAAAATATTTTGGAAATGAAAGTAACAATATCTAAAAGGGGTAAACTACAAGCTCCTGATTACTTGAAAGCGGCTTTATTCGCAGCGGGTACGCCTATAGGCTTAGCTTTACAGCAATGCCTTGACTCCGGGGATTTTTCAACCCTGAAATGGAAAGCGTTAGCTATGGCATCGGTAGCCGCTGGCCTGCTATCCATAGGGAGAAGTTTATTTGCGAAGCCCTATGTAAAAATATCAGCCCCAACAAATGAGGCAGCAGAACAAATTAAAAAAGAGTTATAAAATGCAGAAAAAAATTAAAATAACAGTAGAAGACCTAACGGCGCAAATAAAAGCCGACTTATCAAATACTATACTCAATAATCCCTTATATGATGGGTACGACCTATCTATAAACGATGAATTTATAGGCGGTCGCCCTAAAGGTGGGAGAGGTTAAGAGCATATATCTACTATGGATTGCCGTAACTGTTTTAGTTGCGGCATTTCAGTTGTGGAATATACCCTGCTTTGCTGAAGCGAACGGCTTCCCCTTTAATTTATATTTTAAAGGCACGGCAATATCATTCTTTTTATTTTGCCTGTTTATTTTTATTAACTTTCGGAATAAATTAATTGCTATCATAGTTTTAGGACTTTCTTTTAATAACATGGTAGACGAATTATTTTTTGACCCTACAAAAATGCAGTTAAATGAATTGTTATTCACTATTGGTATTATTAGCTTTGGTATATACAAGCAAAGACTTTTTAAGCGAAATACTAACCGGGCTAATAAAATTGCTACCGATGATAGCGGCGGCATCAATAGCCGTAACACTTCGTCTAATCGTGGAAAGTAAAAAAAACAAAATAACGCTAATCAATATCGTGCTGTCCTTCGTGTCGGCGTTGGGCATTAGCTGGATATTTTACCCGGTAATACTTGAATACGTAAAGCCAGTATTTCACAGTATTGCCATTGGCGTGATAGTACTGACAGGCGACAAGATTGTAAGCTATATGATTTATAAATTCAAAGTAGACCTGTTCCTTACTTTTATAGCGGATTGGGCCCTAAACAAATTAAAAGCAATATTCAAATGAAACTACTTAATTATTTAACGCAGGCATGGGCGGTATCGCTGGCCTATCGGATAGTAGACGAAATAATAAAACATTACGCCTAATGCTGACAACAAAACAGATAATAGCGAAGTACGGTAAGCCAAACCAACAAGGCAGATACCTTACGACAATAAAACTACCGTTTCCTATGCGTATAGCCTGGGACACTAAAACCACCGTTAAAACAATGCGTGTGCATAAGGCGGCTGCGGCTGACGTGCTGGCAATACTTACCGATGTTTTGGAGGCTTACGGCCTTGAGAAAATAAAGGAATTGGGTATCGATTTATTCGGAGGCTGCTTTAACTTTAGGCAGATGCGTGGCGGTAGTGATTACAGCGTGCATAGCTGGGGACTGGCAATAGATTTAGATCCTATACGCAATCAATTACACGAAAATAAAAAGACGGCAAGGTTTGCACGCCCTGAGTATAAGGCTATGATTGATATATTTTATAAGCACGGATGGGAGAGCCTGGGGCGTGAAAAGGATTATGATTATATGCATTTTCAAGTAGCTAAATAATACACCATGAAACAAATAATAACCCTTTTATTATCACTTACACTTTTATCCTGCAGCACTATGGACGAACCAAAAACACTACTTACAGGCAAATGGGCAAAAACTGAAAAATGCCCTAATACAGCTTATTTCGATTTCAGCACAGGTAAAATTTATGTAATTAACAACAACTGCCAGCAAATAGGTAGTGCCGATTTAGATTACACCATAAATGGCAGCATAGTAACTATAAGCGTAGACAATCAACCTGAATTGACACGAACCGGGTTTATATTAAATGATAATAGTTTTAGCTGGATGGTTGGTGATATAAAAGAAGAGTACATAAGGGTTAATTAAAAAAGCCCACACAATACGCAAGGGCTAAATCAACCAACCAAATCAATTAACATTATGAAATGCTAATGTAGGGAAAATTACAACCCATCCGCTACTGAGTCGCATATTTTTTGCCAATAATCATAACCCTGAGCCGTTTTATCCCATCTAAATGCAGAATATATAGCATCTTCTAAATCGTCAGCTATATTTTCCTTAATAAGTTTAGAGGTATTTTCCAATGCTTCACTCTTTTGCGGCTCCGGTAATTCATCAAACCATTGTTGTATTGTCTTCATATCACTTAGCTATTAAAATTCCAAATATAATTCCAAACGCCCCGTAAAGGTAAGGCGACTTATACCACACAACCGGCATATTTTCGTACGCCTCTTTTATTTGTGCATCATGTTCTTTCATAAGGTCGAGCGTTTGGTTAAGGTTGTAATCCTGCTGCTCTACTATATTGGTTAGGCTGTCAACTACAATCAATGCCTGCAGGTATCGTTGGCGGTACACCTCGCCTTGTTTTAAGCCCGTGTAGACGTTTAAGACTTGGTTAGGGTTCAGACTCAATGGTGGCTGAGGGTCTGTAATTTGCGATATACTCACACATGGCAGCGTAAGTAGTATCAGTAATAATAGGTTCTTCACGTTGTAATGATTTTTGTAGGACGTGAGCCCTGGTTACGTTTGATTTAGATTCGGTTCGTGCGGTAACGCCAATGCTATCCTTTTTAGCTTCGATTGCCTTTACTTGCGTGCTTGTGGCTGCTGGGATTGATGCATGTCGCAGTATGATGTATAGTAATAGCCCTGTGCATATCACAATCAGGGCTATTGATAGGTAGGGTGGTTTATTTTGCATATCTCTTAAAATCAACTTTTAAGTATTCACCGATAACGCCTTTCATAAAGTTTGGATATAATTTTTCAGTTAAAAAATATCCCTGAAATTTATTTTCATTTATATCGGATAAGCTGATGCATAAACAACCTTCTTTTGTAGTTAATAACTGCCCCGGTACACTCCAGTCTATATTCTGCTCGGCGGCTTCTATTACTTCAAATTCCCAATTACCATTATTAAATATTCTGCCCGAACCTAAGTAAAGCGTATTATTTTCAGGGTAATATTTAAATTCACCATAGAAGTTAAATGTATTTTCCGTAGTTACTACTCTCCCCGTTTTAAAACCCCGCCTCTTAGCCTCACCAATAAGGGCGGCTTCAACTTCAGCGTGGGTGGCTTCAACCTCTGCCCCATCAGGCATATTATCTTCTTTTCTCCAATTAACAGATACATCAAAGCCATATATTATTTTTTTACCATCTATATAAACCATTGCACCATGATTTTTATACCAACCTTGTTTATAAGCGGATGGCACATTCAGCACCCACTTTTCAAACTGCTCAAAGGTTATTTCGGTGTAGTCTTCTGGAACCTCTACGCCGCAATTATTTCTACTAAAATCATTAGGGAACCAATAGTAGGGGTCGCCTTGAATAGCAATACCATTAATCTCGGCGTTTTGCTGAATCCATTTAAGGGTGTCAGGAGAATGTTTTACAGCCCACTTTTCAGGCAGTTCTGTAAGTTCCCTACGGCACTCATCTTGTATTGAGTAAAGTTCCTCATGTTCGTTTACCGTCATATCAGATGCATTCAAGTTTACAATTTTAGCATCATACAAACTTGGTATAGTTGATGCTGTTTTTTGGCTTAATAGCGGGTTCGATTCCAACTTACCCACCCTATCGCTAATATGCCTTAGTCGCTCCTTTACCGATGGGCGTATGAAGTCTGAGGCGGGGTAGACAACATTGCTGGCATCCTCAAATAAATCAAATCTATCAAACTTTCGCCCAAGATATACGTGAGTAGAATCAAAGAGCCATTTTGCTTTAAATTTAGAATTATTTAGCTTAGCAAATCCTTGTTTGTTTAGCTGCTTAGCTAATCCCTTAGCATCCCGCTTGCTACTAATCCGTATGCACTCGTTTTCTTTAAGTTCTTTTAGTTTTTTCATAATGTTATTTTGTTTTAGGTGTTCTTACCTGCCTCAACGCCTTTTAAAAAGGCTTCTTGTATCTGTTCGTCATGCATTAGTGCGGCGTGCTTCAGGTTTTCATATTCCCAAATAAGGCGCTGCATGCAGTTCTTAAATTGATTTGTGGTATAATGGTCGTGAATATTAATGTATTTGACAAGTTCCTCACATTCGGCTAACGTTAGCGGCTCTACATTGGCACGCTCTTTTACGTGGTCGGGGCTATTGAATATTATGCTCATATTTTCTCGTATTCAATTGTTGGGTATGTTTTAGGAAACGTATATGTTTTTTGGCAGTTTTCGCACTTATGTTCGTGCTTTGCGGGGTAAGTAGTAAAGACTTTGCCTGTGGGCAATAGTAATCCATCACAATCACATAATGCCGAAACCTCTATAGCTTGTAATTTTTGTTTCTCAAATGTTGCCATCGCTTTATAAGTTTTTTTAAAGCCGCCCCGTTAGAAGCGGCTGGGGTTAGTTTAAAATGGCATATCATCGTCTTGTGGCGCATAGTCGGCTGCGGTTCGTGTTTGCTGTGCCGGTGCCTGGTAACCTTGTGATGGCGCTTGTTGCTCATTCACAAATATCTGCCAACCCTGAATGGTATTAAAGTACTTAGTTTCACCTTGCGGGTTAACCCATTCTCTGCCACGCAAATTTATACCAACCTTTACGGACTGCCCGACTTTGTATTTATTTAGCAAATCACACTTATCCTGCGTGAACTCAATTAGTATTGTCTGAGGGTAGGATTCTTCCGTGCTGATTGCCATTTCTCTCTTACGAAAACCATTAGCGCCAAATGCTTTTGTTTCGTCAATCATTTTAATTACTCCTGTAATTTCCATTTATTTACTTTTTTTACGATTATTTTCTCTGATTTGATATGCCCGTTCTTCTAAGTGGGTTTTTGTTTCTTTGTAGGTCTTATGCAGGTCGCTATAAAGTTTATCCTGCATTAGTGTATCAAAGTCGTTTACACTTGTGCTGTAAATCTTATCCCGTAAATGCGCTTCCCTGATGATTTCAGGAATTTCCATATACTCTTCTTCACGCATACGGATGAACAGGTATTTTGAGGCTCCCATTATTCGATAATAGACGCAGCATCATTCAACAATTGCTCATTTTCAGGGGTAATACTAAAGTGCTGCTTAACTATGTCAATAGTCTGCCCATCTTTTAGTTTTTTAATCACGCCTTTCCATGACTTATGCGAAGGGTTAAGGTCGGGTAATACCACAACGACTTCATGCTGTACATCATAAGTTTGCTCAGGTTCGTTAACTTCATCAGCAGTATAAGGCATACCGCCCAGTTCGTCAGAAAAACAAAGCCTAAACGCCTGTGATATGGCCACCTTTTTTGTCATAAATGCAGCTTTTTGCCAAAACTTAGTAACTGCACCGGCGTTTGTTCGCTGCACGCATTCCTCATATAAAGCCTCCCAGACGAATGGATGTGAACGGTCTTTACGATGTATGGTAACGGTAGCTTTAAGGTCTCCTGTAGCAACGCTGCCACTTGTAACGGCATTCCACCCGTCAAGTTGACCGCTTCGCTCCGCACGTTTAATATATACCTCATAACCGGTAATTATACTAAGGTTATCTCCATACTTTGATACGTGAATTTCACGCTTAAACGGGTTTAGCCCAAATGCTTTTGCAATACTGATATAGGTGTTTTTCTCCCCATCATTCAATTTGCTTGTTAATCCTAAATTGTCAAGGTAGCCTATTAGCTCCTTATCGCTTACTAATGCAAGTTCTGTACTCATAATGTATTAATTTAAATTGTTGATTTCTTCTCTCTCCAAACGCCGACTAAGAATGCCAAATGCATGGGCTTTTTAATGAACCCAATATTATGCACCTCTTTAATTGTTTCATAGCTAAAAACGGCTACAAATTTGCTAATTGGTGTAACGTCGCTGAATATGTTCATACCTCATGTTTTAAAACGGTTACATAAGCCAACTGGTTGGCGTTTTCCTGACGTGTGCTATAATCAGAACCTGGCACATAGCCTAATGTATGCTGTCCCTTATCTTCAGCATTATCCTCGTGGTAATAGCTGTATTCAGCCTCTGTGCGTGTCCCCTGTGCCACTACCTCGCCATCAATTGTATGCCTCCACACATCGGGGTAGGTTTCTTGTTCGTCGTCGGTAGGCTCATTGGCGTACTGCTGGTTGGATAGGTATTGGTCGTAGTTCATAACTTAATGCGGGTTTTTCCTGTTCCTAATTCGGGTTTAACCTTAATTGTTATCTCAGCTTCAATGCCATTTAAAGCAAAAATCTTGCTTAGCGTTTTAGTAGTTGGGTTAACCTCGCCTTTTTTAAGCATTAGCATTGTCGTTGCGTTTGTACCTAAAACTTTTTCCTCGCTACCGCAATGCCTTACTAATGTTTTGTAGATTTCTTCTGCTATATTCATGTTTATTTTTAGTTTATGTTTAAAGTGTCTTTATGCGCCCAACACGTGAAGTAAATAAGTGACCCATATAGGGGCTGTAACTATTGTCAGCGCAGCAACAGCACAAAGTATATTTTGTTTTGTCGTTAATTCTTGTTCTTTATTTTCCATAATGTTTCGTTTTAATTACACTGCAAACATACAATGAATAATTTAAATATAAAAATAAATTTAAATATTGTTTTTGTAAAGTTTTTGTATATCTTTGCTTCATCAATAAATAACAATTTAATTATGAGCTTAGAACAAAACAACAAAATGATTGCCTTATTCATGGGGGACAATTATACAAATCAAAGTATACCCGATTGGGCTTTCGTTAAAAAAGACTTTGACGTGGTAGGGCATGGCGCATATGAGTATGCTAAATCATGGGATTGGCTTATGCCAGTGGTAGAAAAAATAAACTCTAACGTTAACCATTACATACATAACGGCATACCTGAAACAGGTAAAAAATACAATTGTGCCGTGTATGTTTGCAAAGACTTTAAAACTCAATCAAGAAATAGGTTAATTGAAATAGATGATAATACTTCTCAAATAGACGTTACTTATCGTGCAGTAGTTGAGTTTATAAAATGGTATGAAGAAAATAAAACTAACTAACCATGAGCAAACAATTTAAACACATAGAAGGAACAGGAAAGCCGCTAAAGGTGGTGGCGCCTATTAAAGCCGATGATATTACAAAAGGTAAAGAATATCCTGTTATAAGGCCTCATTTACATGAACTAAAAGGCGGTTATATATTTGACGATACTGGTTTTGAACTTCTAATAAGGTACGATGGTACCGGATGCTTGCATTTAGGTGGAAAAAACTGGATAGTAACCGAACGTGCGCCAGAATAATGGAAAGGCTACTACAACTCCGCAGCGATGCCATACGTGCATACCTGACCAACCCCACACAGGAAAACAGAAACAAAGTATTAACCGCTAATCAGCAATTGAATAATGACACAACAAGAACTAACTGAGAAAATAAGCCTAATACAGACAAAGGCTAATGATGAAATTAAATCCCTTAAACTATCTTTTGCTAAAGAGCATAATAATTTTAAAGAGGGTGATATAATTGAAAATAATTCAGGCGACCGCATTAAAATACACAGCATACAATATGTATTGGACATGTCTGTGTTTGGCAAGCCTATTGCCGCATATAATGGGAATCCTTACACCAAACAAAATAAGCCAAAAAAACACGGCATGCCAATTAGGATTTATCAGTTTAACTCAGAATGTTTAGAAGTTAAAAAAATAACGCCATGAACCAAGAGACAATTAACCGCCTAAACAAAGCCAGGGAGCATAACTCAAACTGGATACCGGCACGCATGTTTTGGAGAGGCATTGCGATAGTGGGCTTGTTTTGGGCTGTAGTAGCAATTATAACAGTAATAACAATTTTAATACAAGCATTATGGAAGTACTAAACAAAGAACACATAACACGGGGCGTTATTTCAAAACAACAACAAAAGTCTGGAGACATTTTGATAAACGTTAGATATCCCGACCAAAAATTTAGACACGGATTTGTATCTGTGGACTTCGGTAAAACAGATTCGGAGCGAAAAGAATGTTTAGCCAACGCCGAATTCATCAAAGACTGCTTCAACGTATTAAACGAAAGCGGTAAAACAGCGAGGGAGTTGCTTTATGAACTTACCCAAGCGGAAAACAACGGGTTTAATAGGGGTATAGCTTACCAAAAACAATTAACTCAAAAATATTAGGCAATGACAAAATCAGATGTTAAAAAATGGCAAGAAAAAATAGAAAACTTTAGCGGCATTACATGTGCGCACCTTGCAAGTTTACCAAAAAACGCAACCATAGATGAGATGTTAGAAGCTAAAGCAATGGATAGGCAGTGGTTTAAGGGATTTATTAATGACTTAGACACCTATTTGTGAAACAACTACCAATAACAACAGCAGAGGTGTGGGCGCACAACGTAATTGAGAAACTTGTAATTATTAGGAAATGCAACAGATAAAACACTTAGCCCTGTTTAATGGTATAGGGGGCTTCCAAATAGCTGCTGAAGCCGTTGGTTTTGAAAACACGGCAAGCGTTGAGATAATACCCTACTGCAATGAAAAAACAAAACAGCACTTTCCTAACTGCAAACAGCATGAAGATGTCAGGACAACCGATTATAAACAGTACCGAGGAATTATTAACCTCATATCAGGCGGATTCCCCTGCCAAGATATATCAGCCGCAAACTTTAATGCAGTTGGGATTGTGGGAGAACGAAGCGGGTTGTGGGAACACTACGCCCGTGCTATATACGAAATTAGACCTGAATGGGTCGTTATCGAAAATAGCCCTCAACTCCTTAAACGGGGTTTTGAAAAAGTCTTATTTGACCTTTCCGAAATCGGGTATAATGCAGAATGGGAATGTTTCACGGCAAAAGCGTTTGGATTACCTCACGAAAGAGAGCGACTTTATATTGTTGCCTACCCCAATGGCATCGGACAACAGGGACAGAGGAACATTATACAAAACTGCCGCAATTACCAGGCGAGTAGAGAATGGGAAACAAATAGGGTTATCAATGCTATTCAACGGAAAACCCTGCCCCCATTGTGTGAGTCAAATCATGGGTTTTCCACACAAATGGCTTTACACGCTTTAGGTAACGCAGTATGCCCAATAATACCTTACTCAATTTTTAAAGCAATTCAAGAATATGCAACAGATAACTAAACTTACCCCGGCGGGTACAACCGCCCTAAAAAAAATATATGGAAGCTAACGACGCAAAAAGAGGCTTCCATGCGTGTGGGCAGTACTACCAAATGGGAGAGCCTCAGGAGCCTTACATATACAGATTAAAAACTTTTCTTTTAGAAATAAGGGAAGCCGCGATTAATTACAAAAACCTTAAACCATGAACACCCTACAATTTTATAAAGATACCGTTGCTGTTAAGTATGGCTATCATAATTGGGCTGAATTTGTAGAACACGAAGCCTTAAGAGGATTTTTCAATCCTGTGGCAAACGAACATTTTTTAGATGCAGAAAATGAAGCCGCCGAGCTATACGCAGAAGAAGCGTATAAGGAGCAGCTACTACAAATTATTAAGCATGTTGACGATGCAAATACCGCTCACTGGAGCATTAATAAAAACAATCCTGACAAAGCATCTAAGAAGGTGTCCGCTGTATATGTATCAGCCTTGACCAATGTAGTCATATACCTTAAAAGCAGATTATCAACCCCACTGGCTGTAAACACCGATAAAGATGGAAAATAACACCCTCACCCTACACCACATTTCACATTACCTGCCGTACAAACTAAAATGTTTAGTACTAAATGATGGAGAAAAAGGCGAACACACCTTAAATGCTGTATATGCTAATGATTGGAATAATACTCCTGAATGTGTATTTCATGGTTTGGTCGAATCGGCGCAAGGATTTGGTGAAGTCAAACCCCTCCTGTACAGCCTGGATGATTATGCTGATTATTCAAAGTGTGAAAAATTAGGATTACCGTTTGATGTAGGGCATTTAGCAAACGGACTTTTAAAAGTACAACAATGCTCCTATGCCGCCATACAAGCAATGGCAGAAGCGCATATTGATATGTTCCGTTTAATTGACAGCGGCCTTGCAGTGAGAAAAGAACCTTTAAAATGAAAAAAGCACTACGAATAATATTGATAGCTGGATGCAGTAGTTTAGAAAGCACCGTTAGGGCTGTTGGAAGGGCTGAAGGTATTGAATTACACACTATAAATGAAAATGTGTCAATACCAACATTAGAGTTTGCTATTAAAAACTATAACGCAGGGATGTTATTAAAATATCCTGTATTGCGTGATGAAAAACCAAGCAGCAAGTTCATTGGTAAGCCTCGAAACAATTTCAGAAAACGATAGATTAACTAACCTATGCCGAAAGGCTAAAACAAAAGAGAATGGACGGAATAACAAAATTAGAAGCCCACCTTATTTCGGGGAACGGGTATAGACTGGTGGATAGATATGGTTTTGAGGCAGACATAATATCCTTACGCCCTTCTTATGATAACGGTAAAGGCTTAGTCATGGGAACGACATGGAATAAGGCTATAGATGTGGATAAAATAGGAACCAACTACTTTGTCCTATGCCACCCGCTTTCACGCCTTACTACAGAAATAGAAGGGATAGGGGTGCCGATTGTGGAACTGGCTAAGATTGCGTTTCCAAAAGTAGATGATTGGAACTTTAGAGAAAAATACTCAGATGCCTATTCTACTGAAAACCAATTGTACTTCCAATTTAGAGATGGCGATTTTGAGTCAGAAATATGGATACCATATGGAGGTGGAGGCAACTACGACACATTTAAAGTTTCAAACCAGCAACTACTACTCGACACTATGGACAAATGGCACTTTGACAGACGGGGATTCATTGAACGTGGAATAGGTAAAGAGATAAACTTAAAATAAAATACGATGGGTAGACCGTTAGGCAGCAAAGGCGAAGGAACTAAAGAGTTTGTAGAACTACTTTTTATGATTAAAAATTATAATCAATTAAGGCATTCTAAAACCGTTTTTCAACTTCGTAAAAAGCGAGACGAAATATTTGAATACTACTATAAAAATAGAGTTGAATTAGCCGCACCTATAGGTATGCACCTTGTGTAATTAAAAAAGACTAAACATGAACTACGGACTGATAAAGCCCCTCCAGTCTTCAGGTAAGATGGAGGTAACGCCACAGCAGAGCGAAATACTGCAAAAGGAACTGTTTAAAATGGGGTATTCTTGGTATATAAACCCAATGCCATTTGAAATACAACAAAAAAACAAACCATATATCTTTTGGGAAGAGGATAAATCAATTACATACGCAACTGTAGATGATAAACGGTTTTTTAATGGTTGCCCTGAACCCCTACACCTATTCGACAACCACTTTAAAATTGAGGAATGATGAAAAAGATATTTAAAAACCAATGGGTAATAATCCATCCTGACGGAANCCCGTGGTTATTTACGTTAAGCCACACACGTGCTGAATCTTTACAAAAATTTTTAGACGAAGACATAATGACATGGGCTGAGTGCAAAAAGATAGGCTTGACTGCAGTAAAAACAACTTTAACCCTTGAATGGTAATGAAACAAACATTTACAAAAGAAAGCATATTTAAATATGATGGTGAAATCATAATAAGAGACCCATTCGGATTAGCCCAATACACAACAAGAGAGGGTAAGGGCGGGGTTACGCTCCCCCGTAAGGCGTTTGTGAAGCCCGTGGATGTGGAGGAACTTGCATCCGATATAGTAAACGACCACTATAATTACTTAGGCGAATACGACTTTGAAATATTCAAAACTGGCTTTCTTGCAGGTTACAAATCCAACCCTAACGAGTTTACAAGGGAGGAAGTAGAGCGCCTTATGATTAAAGCATCGGTAATCGCTTTATCATGGAAAGAGGTAGATACCACGGAACTTATCGACAGCATACTACCCCTATCCGTCCCCGCCAGCGTAACAATTGAAAATAACCAGGTAATTGAGGTGAAATGGGCATAGATGTTTATTTACAAAGCTTTGAGGATAGGCATAAAATTATTCATAAAACACCATGTAAACAATGCCCTTCTGAAAGAGATAAAAAAGCAGAATTTAAAGACCCTGAAACTGAAGATATAAAATTGCTTCCAAAAGAGGTGATTGCTAAAGAATATCTTTTTGTATGCGCTTGGAGGAACAGCAAACTTTGCAAGGGGCTATGTGATGAAATGGGAATTGACCAAAAATATTTAGACGAAACATTATGAAAAACCAACAACGAAAACAGAAAGCCATACAGGAGGCGTGGGTGAAACTACTAAATCCTGATACATTTGAATTACTCACTTTAAATGATGAGGGATATTCTAACTGGCATTGCAGGAGGCATATAAAAAATGTGCTTTGGGATGAACTATATAGTAAGTTGGGGCCCGTAAAAGGCAAACGACGGGATACAGGAAATGATATGCTTTACCGCCCTAAATCACTCTCAGGAATCGACACCAACAACGGCTGGACACGCATAGAACCTGACGGTAGTAATTTGCCTGCTGAGGGCGCTAAATACATTTGGACAGATATGACAGGCAGAAATATAGAACGTGAGTATGATAAAAAGTGGGATGCTAAAACATGGGCTAATGTGTACACCCACTACCGCCCCGTAACAGAACTGCCTAAACCTATATACTAAAACATTATGAAAACAACCCTACAACAAGCCATCGACCACTTAAAAGCAAATATGAACGGCATAGGTATTGTCATGAACGAATCTGGGCTGACAGCTAAAGAAAAAAGGCATTATACTACAAATTATGAATGCCTTAAAATAACTAAGGAGTATCTTGAAAAGTTGCTTCCGGCAGAAAAGCAGCAGATAATGGATGCCAGGGTATCAGCACCTATACTTAACAGCCCTTGCGATGACAACTACACCGAAGAAGCCGAAAAATACTACAAGGAAAAATATGGAAGAGATAATTGAAATAGCAACGCAGGTATACGGTAGTAGCCCACTTGCAACACATAGAAAAAGAAGCTCGGTATATGCAAGATATGCCATTTACCAAATAATGCGAAAAGAGGGTTTTTCACTTCAGAAGATAGGGGATGAAATGAATAAAGACCACGCATCGGTTATGCACGGGTTAAGGCAACACAGTGATTTAATGGATGTGGATAAGCATTACAAAGCGATGTATAACAATTTTGTTTCAATGGTTCCTGGCACCGCTTTATTCATACCTAAAAACATTTACATTGCAGGTAAGATAACAGGACTTTATAACTACAAAGAATTGTTTGAAGCTGCCGAGATGCATTTGCGTAATTTAAAATTAAACCCTGTTAACCCCACTAAACTATCACATAAGCACGATAAAACATGGCAGTCATATATGCGTGAGTGTATTAAAGCCCTTATGAACTGTAAATATGTTTATGCGCTAAGTAACTGGCAGGATAGCAAAGGGGCTGTTATAGAGGTTAACACCGCTATCAGTTTAGGGATTAAGGTAATTTATCAGCAGGTATGAATGACATTTACAAACACTTCAACATTAAGCTAAACGTGCCGCCTGTGTATATTGGATGCCATAAGTTAGCTGACCGGATTAGTACAAGTGTAGGCATTCCGTACCTAAATAGAATATTAGGCAAGAAACGTACTGCGGAATTACTGAATGAAGTAATGGCATCTAAAGAAGATAAGGTAGTGCGCAAACTTAGAAGAGGCGGTAAAATTACTTTTTACAGTAAATAACATGTAAGAATAAATTTGTAGGAAAAATAAAGTTTGTAGATACAAGGCAAATGATTATATTTGCAATAGAGAACGTCTACCTCTATTACGATACTGGTTAACCTTAACCAAAAACAGCCAATAATGAACCGAGTAGACGCGGGGATTTATTGGCTTTGTTTTTTTATGACACTAAAACCCTACCCACATCAACAGAAGTCTATAGATGAGATATTCTTAGAGTTCCAAACACATAACCGTATTCTTTACCAATTACCCACAGGAGGTGGTAAAACGATTGTTTTTACATTTATTACCCAAAGGTGGTTAGCTGAACAAAATGGCCGTGTAGTTATCCTATGCCATCGTACCGAGTTGGTAGAGCAGACTTTTAAAGCCATGAATAAGTTGGGGATATTATGCGCATTGGTTACCAAAGACACCCGTACTATAAACCATAATTGTGAGGTTTATATTTGTATGGTGGAAACACTTAATAAACGCTTACAAAAGAACCCATACTACCTTAAAGATGTTGGCTTAGTAATTAATGATGAGTGCCACATACTAACTTTTGAAAAGGTGTTTAAATATTTTGATAAGGCTAAAATTTTAGGCTGTACTGCTACACCTGTAGTTCTTAAACGTATCACTTTCTTCAGGTGTAAGCATTGCCGTACTGAATACACGCAAGAGCAGGAGTGTTGTGATGATATTATTGAGGAGTGGGGAAAACCATATACTATGTCAGAAATTTATGAAAACATAGTTGTGGGCGAAAGTATTCAAAACCTAATATCCGATGGTAAATTGGTACAAGAGATTAGCTATGTAAAGAACTACATTGACCAATCAAAATTAAAATTAGACCACACTGGAGACTTTAGCGCCGAAAGCCAGGATGCAGCATATTCTGATGATAACGCTTTATTCAACGTTCTTAAAAATTATCAAGAGATTTGCGAGGGTAAAAAAACAATAATATTCAACTCATCCAGTCATGCAAATTTATTAGTTTATCAAAAATTTAAGGATGCCGGGTATAATATACGTATGTTTGACAGTGTAAATAAAGACGATTCAGGTAATCGTAAAGCTTTGGTTAAATGGTTCAAAGAGACACCTGATGCTATACTAACCAACGTTAATATATTTACTACTGGTTTTGATGTTACCGATGTGCAGGCTATAATACTAAACCGTGCTACTCTGTCACTTTCTCTGTTCCTACAAATGGTTGGGCGTGGTGGCCGGTCAACTGAAGAAATATACAAAGATCATTTTATTGTTATTGATGGTGGTGGTAATATTGATAAGCACCAGGAATGGAGCGACCCTACAAGAGACTGGCGAAAGATATTCTTTAGCGGCACCTCAAAAGAAAAACCTAAACGTGAGCCTATAGACGATGTAACGCCATGTGATAGCTGCGGCTACTTGATAACGAAGAACGCTAAGGTATGCCATGAATGTGAAACAGAAGTGCCTGTTAAAGAAAAAAAAGAAAAAACAGAAAGCGATGATGTATTGAAGCCAATACGGGAAATACCACCTCCCAACGGCGAAAATATTTACCTGTATACCGTAAAACAGCAACAGGATATAAACTTTGCTTTTAAAATAATGATAGGGCAAATTATCGATATGTTCAAATACTACAGGGTAACAAAAGAACAGTACATTGCAGCTCGTGACCGCAAAGGTGAGCTTGATAAAAAGATTAAAAAAATTATACAAAAATGCTATTTCGTTCTAATTGCCAAAACGGATATATCCGCAAGCAATAACCGAACGATAGCATACTTAGTAAATAAAGTTAAATCTAAACTTGAAAAAATATATGGCGAATAAACCACTAATGTCTTTTTACGAAAGTAAAGAGAGCCAGGTAAAAAAGGATATAGATATTGATGCCTATATTGGGATGGTTCAGCACGGCACGGTACAGGATGCCGTTATTGAGGGCAGGCGAATTAAGCAATCAGGAGACGATAAAGCGTATAAGGAATATAAGGCTAAAGTTTCAAAATTGGTTACAGCTTCTGCCATTATGCACCCAGGTTCAAAGGCCGCTAATAATATAAAAGAGTTAAACGGCCTTATTGTAATTGATATAGATAAAGACCAGGTTACCGATGAGATTTACCATAACCTTAAAAATGATAAGCATACATACGTTATGCATCAGTCTTTTGGGGGTGGTCAAAATTATTGTGTTTTTGTGAAAATAAACAAAGACAAGTTTAAAGATAGTTTTAATTGCCTTGCCCAATATTATTACGAAAATTACGATATTACCATTGACCCCAGTTGCAGCAATCCTAACCGGCTTAGGTTCCTTAGTTGGGATGAGGATATTTTTGTAAATGATAAGTCCGCTAAATTTATAGCTAAGGATGTAAAAAAACACGCTGCTCCAAAAGAGGTTAATTTTGTTTTTACCCAATCAGATTTTGACCATATACTTGACCAAATAAAATCAGGACATATAGACCTATGCAAAGAGGATTACCACCGTTACGTTCGTATTGGTTTAGCCTTGTATAATAAATTTGGAAGTACAGGAGAGGAATATTTTCACTTCATTTGCCAATACGGTAGTAAGTACAACAGGGCGGCAGCCGAAAAAGATTGGAGAGGATTTTGTAAAAATGCCGATGGAAGTTGTAAAATTGGTACATTGTACTACTACTGTAAAGAAGCCGGTATAACCATTTATAGCCCTAAAACAGAAAAAATAATTGAGCGTGTTGATGTTGCTAAGAATCAGGGTAACCCAACTGTAGAAAGCATTACTAAAAACTTAAAGGTAGCCAACGATATTACATGCGATTCCAGCGATTTAGTACTTATACAGGAGCTTATTGATAGTAATATTGACTTTACTAAAACACTTAGCGCCGGGGATAGCGAAATCGAACAACTAGAGCGTTTTATTATTACAACTTTTACGCCGTGCGTAGATGAGATTACTAATACCACATATATAAACGGTGATACTCACCTTACCGATACTGAAACGAACGACATTTACCTAAAAGCTAAAAAGAAGTTTGATTTTAATGTTAATATTGGGGATGTTCGTGTAGTGCTTAACAGCAATAGTGTAGGACGGGTTAATGCACTTAAGCAATTTATAATGGATAACGAATGTAACCCATATGGCATAATAGATGCTTATGCAAAGTGTATTCACCCTCAAACAGAGTATAACGTATGGGCGTTTAAAAAATGGATTGTAGGCGCTTTACATAACTGGTTTGCTACACCACATGAAAAATTAGTTAGCCCTCTTACCTTAGTCCTTACAGGTCAGCAACACGGTACAGGTAAAACGAGCTTCTTACGAAATATAATGCCACGTGAACTTTCAAAATATAGTATTGAGGCAAAGATAAACGGTCATGATAAAGACAGCATGTACCTACTTTGTAATTCGCTTCTTGTATTAGATGATGAGTTTGGAGGCAAGGCGTTCAAAGATGTTAAAGAGTATAAAGCTATTGCAGACACAAATATAGTTACACAGCGCAGGCCATACGAACGTGAAAGCAAAACGTTCAAACGCCGGGCGGCATTATGCGGAACTACTAACGAAATTGATATACTAAAAGACGTTACAGGGAACAGGCGTATTTTGCCTATAAACGTTGAGCGTATAGATTATGAGACCGTACTGTCAATTGATAAGACATCGTTGATTTTAGAGGCTTATAACCTTATGCGTGATGGGTTCGACTGGATTATAAGAACGCAAGAAGATATAGACTACCTCAACAATAACAGCGAGCGTAACCAAACTGTACTGCCAATTGAGGAAATATTTTTCCGTTATTTCTCACTCACCAAAACAGATAATTTCCTGATGGAAGAACATCTTAACCAGGGTGAAATAGTAGAGCGATTAAACGTACTTAGCCCATCAGTTAAACCTACTAAGTATGAGCTTAAAGAGGTTTATATAAAAAACAAGATGGAGTACAAAAATAAACGGGTTGGCTCAGAACAAAAAAAATGCTTCACGCTGTACACAAAGCTTAACAATCACAATAACAATGATGAAATAGCCTTTTAATGAAATATTTTAGTTACATTTGTGGTAACATTAATACATAAAATCATGAATATTGAAAATTTAAAGGGATGTGTTTACTTTTTTAAACATATAGGAATGTCGCCTATAAAAATAGGATTTACGCTTCATTCAAGTCCTATGGTGCGATTTTTACAATTTAAAACTTATGCTCCGTTTGGGGCTCAACTTGTAGGTTTTATTAAAACAAGTGAACCTAAAAATTTAGAAACTTTATTACATAATAAATTTTCATCATTCAGAATAAAAGGAGAGTGGTTTGAAATATCGGAAGAATTAGCTTTAAAAACAATTGATTTTTATTCTAATATTGAAGATGTTGAGGATAGAAATAAATTTCAAATTGAATGGGCTAAAAAATGTATGCCTATTGCAGATATCAACATAAATGACATAGAACCCATAATGTTAAATAGTTTTACTATTAAGGATATTGGTAATACTAAGGTATTAAACCTAAAAGAGGTAATGTCAATTATTGAAGAAAAAAACTCGGCAAGATTTAATAAGCAAGAAGTTAAATCTGTATTTAACCAGTGGGGTCTGCGATATACAACACACAGAATAAGCCCAGTTAAAAATAAAAAGGGATGGAAAATAAATGTTATTTGATACCTTGGGACTTAATGATACCTGTAGTAAGGTAACAAAAAATCCCTTTATTTATAAGGCTTTTAAACCAATTGTTACCTTGTTACCTACTATTTATATAAACTTTAAATATTTAGGTAATAAAATAAAAAAAAATAAAACACTTTTAATTTTATAATAGTTTTAAAGTTGTTTTTTTTGGGTAAATTTTGGTAACATCACTGATTATTAAATATTTACAAAAATTATGTTACCTATGAAACAATACATGGAAGACAACCTACAAGCTGAATGCTATTTGTGGCTAAATAACACCTACTGCCTAAAGCATCACACCCCCCGACTAACCTGTTTTTCAGTACCTAATGGCGGCACACGTAATCCAGTTGAGGCAAAGAAGCTACAGGCAACAGGATTGCGACCAGGTGTAGCTGATTTTATAGTTATACTCCCTGCCGCACGTATGCTATTCATTGAATTTAAATTACCTAATGGTGTACAGTCAGATGTTCAAAAAGAATTTGAGCGCACAGTTACGGCGCTGGGGCATACTTACAAAATAATCCGCAGCTTTGAAGAGTTTAAAAATTATATAAAAGAATGGATATGATAACAATTACGAATGAGGACAACATGGCACTAATGAGCCGTTACCCTGATAAATATTTTGACTTAGCAATCGTAGACCCTCCTTATTTTGAAGATTATGGAAAAGAAAACTACACCGGTAATGACATTTCAACATCAGGAGTTAAAAGGCAAACAAAAAAAATCAGGTATTGGGGCGTACCAGGAGCTGAATATTTTAAAGAACTTGAAAGAGTAAGTAAAAATCAAATTATATGGGGATGTAATTATTACGCTAAATTTATTGATAGCCCAGGTAGGATTGTTTGGGATAAGCAAAACGAAAGTAGTACCTTTTCAAAATGCGAACTGGCCAGCCATTCTTTTGGCGTGATAGTAGATAAATTCACGTTCATGTGGAATGGTATGCTTCAGGGTGACATGAAAAACAAAGAAACCCGAATCCACCCCACCCAAAAACCAATAAAACTTTACGAATGGCTGCTTATGAATTATGCTAAGCCAGGAGATAAAATACTTGACAGCCACCTTGGAAGCGGCTCAATAGCTATTGCAGCCCATAATTTAGGCTTTGACCTTACAGCGTGTGAATTGGATGCTGATTACTACAATAGCGCCTTAAAACGACTTAAACAGCATCAGGCACAGCTAACAATGTTTTAAATTATGAAATGCGGACAAATAATACCCCAGACCCACACAGCCCCATCCGGTCGCCAATACTACATATCCGGCATACATCAGGAGCCAATAGGTACATGGTGGGCTAAAATAAGGTATACCGATAATTTAGAGTTTAAAGATGTAGCGTATAATAAAATATTTTTGTAAGTTTGGGGTTACTATGGGCATACAGAAATACATACCTACACCTGAAAAAATGAGAGAGCATTTTCTTAACTACAAAAAAGAAGTTAAGGGTAATCCTATTTTGGTAAAAGACTGGGTAGGTAAGGATGCCGATACCGTTTACAGGGAAAAAGAAAAACCTCTTACAATGGAAGGTTTTGAAAACTGGCTATTTGAACAAAATATAATAACAGATGTAAGTGATTACTTTGAAAATAAAGATAATCGTTACTCTGATTTTATCCCCATCTGTTCACGTATTAAGCGTATAATAAGGCAAGACCAGATTGAAGGCGGCATGGCAGGTATCTACAATCCATCAATAACCCAGCGTTTGAACGGACTTGTTGAAAAAGTACAGCAGGAACACTCAGGTGAAGTGAATGGTGGTAATATAACGGTTAACATAGTAAAACCTATTGAGGATGAGCTATGAGATAAACGCCACAATTGTATTTGAAAAGAACTGGGGAGCTTTAACCGATGATAGTATTCGTTACATCATCAACGAAGGTAGCAGCCGGAGCAGTAAAACCCACTCTATTATACAATGCTTTTATCTATATGCTTACCAACACCCAAATAAGCGCCTATCTGTTTGGCGTGATACAAAGAAAGAGTGTAAAGAGACTGTTTTAAAAGATATGCTAAATGCGTTCTTTACAATGCCTAATTACGCCTCAGTGCAGTTCAATAAAACAGAAAGCGTATTTTACTTTCCAAATGGGAGTGTTATCGAGATACAAGGAACAGACGACGTAAACAAGGTTCACGGCTACCAAGGGGATATAATTTGGTTTAACGAGCCTTATTCAGTCGTTGAGGAAGTTTTTAACCAGCTCGACATGAGGAATAAAGATACCGTTATAATAGACTGGAACCCAAAAGAAGAACACTGGATTGAATCGCTAAAAAAAGACAACAGGACAAGGTTTATACACTCTACATTCAGGGATAACCCATACTGCCCGCCTAATCAAAAGATAAAGATACTCAGCTACCAATCGGTTAAGTTTAGCCAAATAGTAATTGATGGCAAGCTGTCAGAGCAGGATGCGTTAAAATACGATACACTTACAAACCCTTTGTTCTTCACACAAAAAGAATGTGCTGAATTAGACAGATGCAAAGAGAATGAGCGAAAAGGCAGTGCTTCAGATGTTAACTGGCCGATATACGGATTAGGTTTAAAAGCTGAGCGACCTAACAGGATATTCCACTGGAACGAAATTTCGTTAGAAGATTACAGGCAGATAACAGCTAAGACATACAACGGTATTGACTGGGGCGTAGTTGACCCTATGGGGGTAATTGAAGTTAAGTATTACGATGGCGGGCTGTACATACATGAGCTAAGCTACGATAGCGAAAACAAAATAAGGGAGAAACTTACAGCCCAGGAGCGTAACCAAATCGACAGCACTGACGAGGGTATTATCATGTGGTACTTTAAACGCTTAGGTATATCAAACACAAACACCCTTGTCTGCGACAATAACCGACCTACAAAGATTATAGCGCTAAGGCGTGCAGGGTTTGATTATGCAATTGCTGCTAACAAGGGTGCAGGTAGTATTATTGACGGTATATCTTTACTATCAGGGCTTAAGGTTTATTATACACATACCAGCAAAAACCTTAAGTTTGAGCAGGAAAATTACAGCCGACGTGTTGATAGGTACGGTGTTGTTTTGGAAGAACCTGAGGATATAAACAACCACCTTATTGACCCGACAAGGTATGTAGCTGAATTTTTACGTCGTGAAGGCATAATTAAAACGATTTAATTTATATATTTGTTGCATGGGATTAAAGAGTACTATTGCCGGATGGCTGGGGTTAGGTGGTCTTGATGAATTTGTAACCTACATAAACAGGGTTATGAATGGCTCAACCGACTACTGCACCTATGCCACTGATGAGGCTAAATTAAAGGTAATATTCTCTAATCCCGCTGTGTTAAAGGTATTTTCACTACAATGCGACCTTTTTAGTTTAGGCAAGGTATATGTTTACAAAGACAATAAAGCAATACCTGACGACCCCATTTTAAAAATGTTTAAAAAGCCTAACCTGTTTCAAAGGCAATCACAATTCCAGTGGGATTTTATGTTTTTCAATATGCTGGGAAACTCTTACTGCTACACCGATAGCAAAATAGTAAGCGAAAACAATAAGCTATATATTTTAGAAAACAATAAAATTACCTTTAATCCTGAGTTTGATAAATACAAGGACATGATTGTTTTATCTAATACTTCAGAAACAGCCATAAATAAACTTACAATACAGTACACCCAGTCTAACGGTAACTCAACAAGCATCCCTTGGGGTAAAATAATACACGTTCCTGATTTATCTAACGGCACCGGTAACTGGTTCTCTGGTAGAAGCCGGATAGATGCTTTATACAAGGTTGTGGCAAACTCTGAGGCTGCATTAGACGCTAAGAATATAAATGTACGCTACTCAGGAAAATACATGGTAGCTGGTACTGCTGACCCTGATAATGTTAATCAACTACCTTTAGGGGAAGAAGAAAAGCAGGACATTGAAACAAAGATGAACGGTCGTAAGTCTGTACACGCTGTTAAGTCAATGATTGACATAAAGCGTTTTGTAGACAATATCGCTAATCTTAAATTAGATGAAAGCTACTGGGCTGATTACTTCATAATTGGCAGTATGTACAATATTCCTACAGATGTTTTGGAGTGGTACTTAAAAGGTAGTACCTTTGAAAATCAGGAGAAAGCAAGAGGCGCGCATGTTAGTTACTCTTTACAGCCTAAAGGCAACACGTTTTATGAGGGATTTGCTGAGTATTTCGGTTATCTTGAACAGGGTAAAGAGATAGTTATAGACTGGGAACATCTGCCATTTATGCAGGTATTTGCTAAAGAGAGGGCAGAAACAGACCAGATTAAAAGTCAAACTATCCTTAACCTAATGAATGCAGGGGTAGGAATGGCTAAGATAAATGCAATGCTCGACCTTGAATTAACTGAACTTGATTATGAGAAATTACAAGCAACTAACCAACAGGGAAAAAATAATACTAATACCTAAAGGCGATGGAAAAGAAGATAACAAAAAACCTAAAAACCAGTGTTCAGGATGTGAACGATGCCAAGGGTATTGTAACGATTCAGATAACCCAATTTGAAAGGTTTGATAGCGATAACGACAGGATGTTAAAAGGCGCTTTCACTAAAACGTGGAATGATGGTAGCCAGGTGCATCTTGTTGACCATAACAAAGGTTTAGCCACATTCGTGGGACTACCTGTTCGTAAAGACCCTGATAGCGGTATTATAGAAAGCCAGCTTAACCTAAATAAGCAGATTGGTAAAGATGTATTAGCTGACTACCAATTTGGGCAGTTGCACGGGCGAAGCCTACAGCACTCTCATGGTTTTATGGCTGTTCAGGGTAAGTATACTAAGAACGAAAAAGGAGGCCGTGACTTCTCAGAGATAAAACAATTTGAGTACAGCACTTTACTATATGGCGCTGTTGCTGATACACCACTTCATGGCATTAAATCAGCTACCGATGCTGAGGAGTTGTTAGAAATGCTTAACCTTAAATTGGCATGGGGTAACTATACACCTGAATATTGCAAACTTTTAGAGGTTAAGGTAGCTGAAATAAAATCAATGATATTAGAGCCGCAATTGCACTCTATAGAACAAAAAGAGCCGTCAGAGAACACTCAATTAACTGAATTTAAAAACTTATTAAAAATCTAAAGACGACAATGGAAGACGTTAAAAAGATTGCCGAAGAGATTAACGATAAAATCGACGGCTTCAAAAAAGAACTATCCGAGGCGGCTACTAAACTGGAAATTAAAGCGGTTGAAGATAAGCTGGCGGAGTGGGAAAAAGGCGCTAAGCTAAATGAGCAGGTACAAGCGCAGGTTAAAGAGCTAAAAGAGGAAGTGGCTACGTTAAAGGAGAACTCCGTAAATGTGCTTACAAACCCTATTAGTGAGGATGTTTTTACCGCAATAGAAAAAGGGTTAACGGATTTAATACCTCAAATTAAAAAATCTATTGAAAGCAGGAACGGCTCGGAAACTCCATGGGAGATTTCTATGGAGGTTAAAGCACCTGTTGTAATGAATACAACAAACGTTACTACAAACTCATCCGCAACTCCTGTAGCTTATGTTTACCAACAAGTTACAGAATATGCTGAAGACGTAAGACCTGAAGAGTATATAATAAACTACCTGGATAACGGAAGCACGAATAAATCGGTATTGCCCTACATGGACAAACTACCTACACAAGGTACAATGGCTATTACCGCTGAGGGTGCTTTAAAACCACTTATCTCTGTTAGTTTTATACTAAGGTACTCAACGGCTCAAAAGATTGCAGGCAGGACTAAAATATCTGAGGAGGCATTAGATGATATTCCAAACCTTATGGCTATTATAAGAAACGAACTTATGTATGAACATAGGATTGCTGAGCAATCAACTATACTTACGTTTATAGATAACTTTGCCCCTGCATTTGTTGCTGGAGATATGGCTGCATCTACAGATGTACCTTCAAACTACGATGCTATAAGAGCAGCTATATATGGTGTTAAAATACAGTCTAACAATAGATATGTACCTAACGCTGTGTTCGTTAAATCTGCTGATGCGTATAACATGGGTGCAACCAAAGACACTACAGGTCAATACGTGTTTCCCCCATTTGTATTACCTGATGGCACAAGGATTGCTGGGGTAAGGCTTGTAGAGGTCGCAGATAATAGTATCGAAGACGACACCTTTATCGTTGGAGACTTCAGGAAGGTAAAAAGGCGGGTTTACAAAGCGTTTAACGTTCGTATCGGCCAAGGTATACAAATGAACGCTACCGCGGCTAATATTGTTTCTGACTTTGAGAGCAACATGTACACCATGATTGGGGAAAGCCGTTTACACCTTTGGATATATGAGAATGAAAAAGTTGCTTTTATTAAAGACACTTTCACCGCTGTAAAAGAGGCTATTGATAGCGCAGCATAAAACTAAAAACTAATAAAAATGGCAAAAGATACCGAAAAAAAGGAAGTTGACAGAATGGACGCTGTAACTACCGAAAAAGTGATTAAGTCGCAAGCAGCCTATAAGGGTAATACACAACTTGACCGAGTTACTGTTACTGTTGAAAAAAACGGTAAACATGTAAAAGAAGGCAAAAAGTATAGCATACACCCTACAACTGCTTTAATTTGGCAAGAGAAGGGACTTATATCAAAAGGATGGGAAAATAGCGTAAATAAGTACACTGCATCTGAAAGCGGAACCTCACTTCAAGACAAACAGGTTACAAAACAATTGTAATGATTATAGACACCACATATTTCATATTACCGCCGCTGCAAATACCAAATGCAGTAGCCCAGCCATCAATAGGGCTTAATACGCCTAATAATGTGCAAAAGCTACAGGCGGTAATTGACCGTGTGGAGTATATATTTTTATGGAACTTACTGGGATATGAGCAGTACACAGAACTAAAAGCACAATTTAACCCAGACGGAACGTGGATTGCTGAGCCGTTAGAAAAATGGGTAGACCTTGTAGATGGTAAGGATAGCTGGCCAGGATTAAGGTATGAAGTGGGAGATAACAAAGTAAGTTTAATAGCTTACTACGTTTACCATGAGTTTCTTAAAAATGACAGGCAATATTACTCATCGACCGGTTTAGTTGCTGCTGAGGCTGCTAATGCAGTTAAAACAAGCGTTTCCGAGGAACTTACTGAGAAATGGAATGACTTTGTTATCCAATATCAGGGCTGTGACAATTACAACTATTTTAGGGATTGGTGGCATGGGTGGTGGTATAGCCAGCCTATTACTGAAAACTATATTAGCCTGTATGATTACATGCAAAGTAACGATGCTGTTTATGACGTTTCATTTATGAAGTTGTATTCAGTTAAAAACAGGTTCGGCTTATGAGTGTAGTAGTAGAGGAACGGTTAACGGAGTTGTTTAGCTACTTACCGGCTATAGATGGGTTTAAGCCTCAGTATTATTTTGGTGACGATAAAGAGATTAATGCTTTATTAAAAGTATCTGATTCGGCTATATATCCGTTGATTTACCAAACCTCTAATCGGTTTACTGAGAATAGCAAGAACCCTAATGTAGTAGAGGCTAACTTAACATTT